ATCGGTTCTGCTAGACGTGAAATTGGTAAGGTAGAAAAAGAGATTTGGCAAGCTGAAGGTGATGTGCAAAATGCTATCACTGCAAGCAATGGTTCAATTACTAGCCAAATCTTACAAGCTCAAATTGCTTCAATGCAGGGTCAATCTAATATTATTAATAGTATTGATAGCCATACTGCGCAACTAGAAGCTGGTCAAGCAGCGACTAATGCAGCACTTGCAGCTGGCTTTGCAGCTACCGCTCTTGCGGCTAAAGATGCAGTTATCGATGGATTACGCAATACACAAATCATTACAGCTAATGCTGACAACAATACTAAAGATGTTCTTGCGGCTATTGCTAATCTTAAAGATACATTACCTAATTCTCGTGAATTAGAATTACAACGTCAAGTTGGTGTATTACAAGGTGAATTGTTTAATTCTACAACTCAAGGTGCAATTAAAGCATCTACTGTTGAAGTTAATCAAACAGTAAACCAAAACAACTTACAAACCCAACAACAGCAACAAATGCAAGGCATTATTAGTGTATTGAACGGTTTAGTAGGTGAATTACAACGTAATACACAACAAACAATTGCTATTGGAAGTACCTTAACGGGAAACGCCCAAACAGCGACCAACAATCGTGTGAACGGTTAAAAGATGGATCTGACTCAATCACTAGAGGACCAAATCCGACAACTCCAGTCACAAATCCAACCTACGGTCTTAAAGAAAGTGGAAAACGTAGAAGAACAAATGAGAAGGGTGTTCCAGGAAGAGATGTCCAAGCTAAGCACGAGTCTTAACCAAAATGTTGCAGCTAGTGTGAATCCCATGCTAGCTGCTCTTGGTTCTGCACTATCGGAAGAAGAACAAGTATGGATATCGCAACCTGAAAATCAGGATAAGGTCACAGATTTCTTTAAGACCGCTGAAGGCCAAGCGATAACCAGACGATTTATGATGTCGTATAAGGAGTACAAATGCAAGTAGTACACACAATTAAATTATCACCAGAAGAATGCGAATTAGTATTCAGCCCTGCTGAAAAATATGGTGCTGTTAAGGATAGTACAGCTTATACTCTTGAAGAAAGAGTAATGAAACAGGCTGAATTTAAAACAGCATTTGAAGAGGCACTACATAAAATTGTATCAGAAGCTTTTGAATATGGTTACAATGTAGGCGCTAATACAGCTAACACTAAAGATACAGAAATGTATAAACCAGGAGTATAATATGTCAATTATTAGTGATTTAAAGCATACAGTTGAGCACGCTGTAGAACATACTATTGAAACAGTTGTTCCAGTTGTTCCACATGATATTATTGAAGCTGTTGTTGAAACTGCAGTTGAAGTTGCTGTTCCAGTAGAATAAAAATGGAACTAAGTGACAAAGGCGCAGAAGATTTAAAAGGTTCTGAAGGGTTTAGCTCTAAGCCTTATCCTGACGGTGAAGGCGTACCCACAATTGGTTTTGGCAGTACTAAATATGAAGACGGTACCAGAGTGAAACTGACAGATGCTCCTATCACAAGAGAAAGAGCGTTACAGCTTTTTAAGAATACTTTAAAAGAATATGTAAGAGCAGTAGATAAAAATGTTACTGTTCCCTTGCAGCAACATGAATTTGATGCATTAGTAGAATTTGTATATAATGTAGGTATTGGAGCTTTTCACACATCTACATTATTGAGATTATTAAATGCTGGAGCACCTAAAGATCAAGTAGCTGCTCAATTCCTTAGATGGAATAAAGATGAAGGTAAAGTCGTTCCAGGTCTAACTAATAGACGTAAACGTGAATCAAACAAATTTTTAGGAAAATAAAATGGCAGAACAACCAGAAGTAAAAGTAGCAGTACAAACTGCACCAATTAAAGTACAACAATTTCAAGATACAACTCCTTCTAATTGGGATATTAAAAGAATTGAAGATTCTGAAGATGCAATTATTGCTACAAGCAATGCATCAGGTGAAGTTTTTGAAGGCACTATCGCAGAATTTAATCGTTTATTAAAAGGCGGCTAATATGACATACGGCCCCGTAAAGACAGTAGCGGATCCTTGTCAAGCGTATGAGTATCTTAAACCTTCGTGGGATAAGTCACGTGCTGTATGCAATGGGGAACGTACTGTAAAAGAGATTGACCAGTATATTGATTTAATACGGTTTAAAAATCTATTAATTCCTTTTTCAACAACTATGAGCCAAGCTCAATATGATTTTTATAAATCAGAAGCTGAGTTGCCAGGTATTACAGCACAATTTGCTAAAATGCTTGTTGGCGGTTTATTGAGAAAAGCACCAGTAATACAATTACCTGATGGAGTGCCTGATGATGCTAAAGATTGGCTCATCAATAATATTGGCCGTGATGATTCGACCTTAATAGCATTCTTAGATGAATTACTATGGGAAGAGATATTAACTTCACGCGCATGGGTTTTTGTAGATTATCCTAATGTAGCTAATCCTGAAGCACTTGATAAAGAAACTAGAGATATGATTAAACCATATCCTATTTTACAAAAAGCAGAAACTATTGTGAATTGGGCGACTGAAACTAATATGTTTGGTAAAACAGTTCTTAAACGAGTAATTGTTAAAGGTTATGCTGATGATTATTCAAATAATGAGTTTCACGCCTTAAGAGTTCCAACTGTATGGGTACATGAGTTAAACGATTCCGGCAATTATCAGATTAGAATTTATCAAGGCACTACTAAAGACAATGGTGATCAGACATTAAAGATGGGAGGTATTGGTGAGAAATTACAACAATTATTACCTTCAGGTCATTTTGAGTTAATTGAGACTCTTGATAATATTCTTAATAATGGCGAGCCTTTAAAACATATTCCAGCATGGCCTGTGAATGGTAATATAGAGCCTATTACGCCTATATTAATGCCTATTGTTGATAAAGAAATTAGTTTATATAATAAGATTAGTAGACGTAACCATTTACTTTATGGTGCAGCTACTTACACTCCTGTCATTATGTCAGATATGCCTGATGAGCAATTTGACGAAATAGTAGATGCTGGATTGGGGTCTTGGATAAGATTACGCCAAGATGACAAAGCAGATGTACTAAAAACACCTACAGAAGCATTACAAGATATGCAGAAAGCTATTGAAGCATCTATTGATGAGATGGCTAAACTCGGTATCAGAATGCTTACAACTGAAAATGAACAATCTGGTGTTGCATTAGAAATACGTAATGCTGCTCAAACAGCACAATTAAGTGTATTGAGTACAAAGATTTCAAGCACTATTAAGCAAGTGATGTGCTTAATGATTAATTGGCGATATGGTTTAGAAATTGATGCATGTGATATTGTATTTACATTATCTGCAGATTTTGATCCAGTCCCATTAGGTGCTGATTGGTTAAATCTTGTAACACAGTGGTACCAAGCAGGATTGTTACCTAGAAGTGTTTGGTTACAAATGCTTAAAGCTAATGACATTCTTGATTCTGAATATGATGATGAAGCCGCCTTACAAGAGGTTAATGCGGATGAATTGATTATCCCTGCTGCAACAAAATATAATGATCAATATGCTATGCAGTCAGAAGCAGCTGCTGCAGGTAGTAAACCAAAACCTATGAAGGAATAATTTAATCTAGGAATAACAAATGACCATTAATAGTAATACGAAAATATACGATAAAACACTAGATCGCGCAGCAATGATCCGTTTATATGAAAGAAGAGTTTCTGGAAAAGTCGATTTGGTAATAGATGGCCATGTTGTTAGACTAGATAAATTAATCAAAGATGCTGAGCTATCAGGTCGGGGATTTGAAAGATTTAGAGAAGCAGTTGATCAAGAATTAAGAAAGACATATAAATCAATTAATAATTCTGTTCAAAAAGATTTGACATCTCTTGTTTCTGACCAATTATCTTTTGCTTATCAAAAAGTAGAAGTAGCAATGGGTAAGATATGGCGTACTGAAAGACCTAAGAATAGAATCTCTGAAGAAATTGTATTAAAGAACCCATTAAGTGAAAATGGTACAATGGAACAAGGGTGGTCAGGTATTGCCAAGAATGAAAAAATTAGATTAGAAGCAGTTATACGCAAGGGTATAGCTGATGGAAAAAGCGTAGATGAAATAGCTCTACAAGTACGTGCAGGAAATGTACATAATATAACTCGCATGCAGTCGAAAGGTCTGGTAATAACAGCTATTACAGCTGTATCCTCGCAAGCTGATCATGCTATTTATAAGGCAAATGAAAAAGCGTTACAAGGATGGCAATATGTTGCTGTCCTTGACGCACGAACAACTCCGCTATGTGCGCATAGAGATGGTGAAATATATCCAATAAGCGATACAACACACCTTCCACCAGCACATTGGCATTGCAGGTCTACAACAGTTCCTGTATTTAAATCATGGAAAGATATAGCAGATTTAGAGAGTGTAGCGCAAGTAAGACGTAGAAATATAGAAAATTTAACTGATGCTCAAAAGGCTTTTTATGACGGTAACACCCCACTTAGAGAATCATACAATGATTGGCTAATACGTCAGCCACAAGATGTGCAATTAAGACATCTTGGAGATTATAAAAAGGTTAATATGTTTCAATCAGGGCAACTTACTGTTGATCAATTCACTAATCCCGAAGGTAACACTATTGGAATTAAGGAGTTAAGACGTATGACTGATCCTACTTATACATTACCAAATGATACACAGAAATTTGCAAATGCTAAAGCTAAATTGGATGCGATGCAATTACCTATTATGACACCAGATGATCTAATAGGTGATGACAAATTGATACAAACACTTAAGGATTATTATTTATTACAATCAGGTGAATTAGATGGTACCTTATCTCTTACCAACTATCGAGGCGCACTTATTCATACAAAGAAAGCTGCCAAGACAAGAGTGCTTAACAGTCTTCCAACGGAGGATCAACTCGTCTTTAATCCGATTACCGGTAGGTACGAAGATACAAGACTATATCAACCTAATCCATCCGTACTCAATAATAATTTAAGACTTGCAGAACAAAGTGATGTTTTAAAACCCAAAGATAAAGAATTTATTAAATCATTTAATGATTCTTTAAGCGATAAAATGGGTATTAATGAACGTGCTGTAGTAGTGGACAATTTACGTATACTGTTTACTAGGTTTAGAAATAATGGTGAACAGTGGAATAACTTCAAGGCTGTAGTGCAAGGTCAAATTAAATTTGATGTAATGAATGTTTCTGATGCTATTGAAACTCAGATACGTAGTGATACCAATGTGTTGAAGAAACTAAAACAAGATAATTATATTGATCCAGTACTTGGTCCAACGCAATTACAAGACTTACATGATAATTTCCTCTCAAATATTCGTGAAAAGAATAATTGGGAAGATACTGTAGCACCTAAAATAGCTAGAGAATTACGTAACACATTTGATTATAAAATTCCTTTAGTTATTAAAAGAATGCCTAACGGTAAAGAAAGAATTTCAGAATCAGCATTGCAACAGTTTTATTTAAAGTTTGCACATAGACTATCTTTAGCAGATATGCCTGATAGAGATCAATTTGCTATTGCCCTAGGGCGTGATCTTTACAATCTTGCAAATATGAATGGAACAAGACGTAAATGGTATGAAACAGGAATGAAATTACTTGAAGCTAAGAATGTTAATAAATTCTTTGAAGTTGAAACATATGGTGTTCAAAAAAGAAGAATGAAGAGCAGACTTAGCGGTGCTTTATTTGGCCCCTATTATGACACCTTATCATATAACATACGTGTAACTGATCCTCGTGTACAAAAATACTCACAGCTCACACGGAAAGTGGATGTCGGCCTGCGTGTTGGCGTAACAACGGATAAGAATAAGTTAGTATTTCGCGAAGGTTATAAAACGTATTTTATTGATAATGGTGTCTTTGGTTTAGAAGATACTAGAATACCTATTACATCAACACATAGTTTTGCAGATTTTCCTGTAGAGTTTGTTGATAAGAATATGGCAGATGCACTTAATTGGGCATCTAAATCTAAGTATAAAATTGATAATGACTTTTACGACTTTACACAAAAGCTATTATACTTTGAAGATGACAGAGGTGCAGCTAAAAAGTATAATGATCTAAATGAATACAAACACTATATTTCATCTCGTGGTGATGCATATGAGCGATTTAAATCTATGGATTGGCTTAGAAGTAATGATTACGCTTTCAGTAATCATGCTTTTGTCGATCATCGGGCTAGGATCTATGATCGTGGTCTTATTAGTCCGCAATCGGGAGAATCATTTAGACCTTTCTTAAATACTGAAGTAGAAAAAGTTCTTGGCGAAGATGGATATAGAAACTTCAGAGATCAGATAGGTGCCTTTATGGGCGGCCTTAATGATGTATTTGAAGGTAGATATAATTCATTATCATTTACTGGACGCCAAAAGATTGCCGATAAATTATGGCCTGATATGGTAGATCTTGGTAATAAAATGCTAAGAGCCAAACCTGCTGATATTCGTGCTATTCTTGAGTCAGATATGGTGCAATTAATTGAAGGTGAGGAACTTGGCAAATTTATGAGATTTGCTATGGAAGCGGCTAAAATAGATAATCACCTTAAAGCTGGTGGTTCTATGAATGAATACAAAACAGCCTTAGCTCTTGAGCAAGATGCTTCTTCATCTGGTGCGCAGATTATTGCATTGACAACTAAGAACAAACAGTTAGCATCGTTATCCAATGTTGTACCGACAAATCAGAAAAGACGGCTATATGATGAGATTGCAGCAGCAACATTCAATGATCCACGCTTTAAAGTATTAAATGAAAGATTAGGCTTAAATGAAAAAGATTTACGTAAAGCTGCAAAAGCTCAAAATATGGTTACGTTTTATGGTGCTGGAGAAAGAACTGGAATTCTTAATGTTGAAGGTAAACTTGCAAAAGTACTTGGAAAAGACGCAGGAACGTTAGTTGTAAAAGCTAGTGATCGTGATAAAGTATTGAATGAAATTTCTGCTCGTGCAGCTAGATATGAGAAGTTTGATCCTGAAACAACAGCGCAACTTAAACAATTAAGGGAAGACGTTAAAGATATATTTAACAAAGGCTTAGATCCCGGTGATGAAATAATGGAACAACTTTATTTCTTAGATCCTGCTACTAAAGACCTTGTTGAAAAGATGACTCATAGCTATGATATGGTTGTTACGCCTAAAGACTTTCAAGCTATAGCTAAATTAATGTCTGAACATTTAAGTGAACAAGTTCCTATTTTAAAAGATTTTACACGATTCTTTGGTAGACTTGCTGAAGATTATTTGATTAATGCAAAACCCGCAGAATCTGCGATTAGCTGGAAATCAATAGGCGCAACAGGTGCGCTAGGTACTCGTGAAAAAGGCTATGTATTACCTGATAGAATTAGTGAAATATTAGGATTGAAAGCTGGAGAACCATTATCTGAAAAGTTTTTTAGGAGATTTAATGGTTGGCGACCAGACGGTAATTTAGCCGATTTGATTTATGGTGTAAAAGCGCCTGATAATAGACGTACTGGATTTAAAATATTTAAAATAGAACCTGTTGAAAAAGTAACTATTGCAAAAGGGTTTGAAGTATTTTATGCTAATAAACTACCTAAATCATGGACCAACGTGCCATGGGTTAATTTTGATGGCAAAATTATTGAACAAAATTTCACTCAGTCATTTGAAGAGAGATTAGTTTACAAAGATAAAGATGGTAATTGGGTTAATAATTTAGTTCAAGTGCAACAGAAAACAGAAGCCACTTGGTGGGAACAAGTAGTAAACGCTGAAGGAAAAATAAATGACATTGCAGACGCAACTAAAGCACGAACAGCTTATGCCGTTAACGGGAATCACTCAAACGACGCCACGTTGGTCAAAAATTTTCATCTCTGGGGACGAGACAATTCAATTGCCACGTCAACCATTCACGATGCGTTTTTCGCCAATGCAGCCGATATGTTGGAAGCCCGGAAGGGTATAAGAAAATTATACGCTAATGTATTAGATAAGGACCCTGTAAAGGTTACGCTTGATGAAATGTTAGCTAGAGGTTTTCCTAAAGAATTATATGATCAATACTTGGAAGAAGCTATTGACAAAGGCTTAATACCTATAGCTGGTAAGTCAGTTGTCGGTGGTAAAACATTAACAGAAGCAGACATCTTAACAAAGAAAGATGTATTAAGCGATATTCCTGATCCTACTAAATTTGAGGATGATTGGGGATTTTACGGTATAGGATAAATATGAACGCAGAAATTAAAAGATGTACATGTCAGCATGAAAATCAAGATAAACTTCACGGTAAAGGCATGAGAGTAATGAATCCCGATCAAAAGAAAGGGTTTACATGTACTGTATGCGGAGCTAAACACAAATGAGATTTAGTCATGCATTAGATTTAATAGTTGAAAGTCACAAACTTGCACGTACGGGTTGGAATGGTAAAAATATGTATGTCAGTATTGTTAGAAAGTTTGGTACAGTAGAGCCATTCTTTATATTAGTGCAACCTACAAAAAGCAATACATGGGTTCCTTCAATCTCTGACTTACTAGCAGATGATTGGATTCTCTTTACAGAGACCCCGTTAAATTAACCCTAAAGCGGTCCCCCTTTATTTAATCCCTTTAGTTAATCAGTCTATTATCTATCCCTTAGAAATATATTAATAGATAATTATCTTAAGGGATTATAGACCCCGTTAAATTAACCCTAAACATTAAAAATAAATATCCTATAGGACGGATTGTATCCGTTGTATATTAATGAGTTGTACTCAAAAGGAAATTAAAATGACCGAAAATGTCGAACAAAAAGAAACTGATAATATTACTCCGCCTCCTGCTACTCCCACTACTCCTGTGGATGATGTGGACTCGAAAATCCAGGAAGCTCTTAAACCTATTAAATCCAAATTGGATAACGCTTATAAAGAGCGTGATGAAGCGTTAAAGAAAGCAGCGGAATATGAACAAAAAGAAAAAGAAGCTGAATTAAAACGACTTCAAGAAGAAGGAAAACATAAAGAAGCTTATGAACTTCAGTTAGCGGAAGCCAATGCTAAATTGGAAACGATAACAAAACGTAACATAGAACTTGCTAGGGACTTAGAAGTTAAATCTATTCTTAGTGGTTATGCGTTTAGAAGTGACAAAGCTGCGGATATGGCATATATGGATGTGGCATCGCAACTTGTACAAAATGAAAATGGTGTATGGGTGCATAAATCAGGAACTGATCTTAGAACCTTTATTAAACAATTTTCTGAAGACGATAACAACGCTTTCTTATTCAAACCAAAAGTATCGACAGGGGCTGGTCAAACAAGTTCTAGTGGTACTACTCAAGATACATCGAATAAATCTTTATTCAGTCTATCTCAAGAGGAAGTACTTAAACGTGCTGCCGAAGGCTCACTTCGCAGGAAATAATTATTTTAAGGAAAAATAAAAAATGGGTGCTTCAGTTACAACTCTCCCGATTGGACCTTCAGGTCTAACGAATAACTATGTGTTACAAGAAGCTATTGGCGCTTATAGCGACGAAGCTTATACCAATGCTAAGAAATTATCTGGTACAGGCATTACTTCTTCTAACCCACAAATTGATACCAGCACAGAAACCTTTATTGGTCAAATGCGTTGGATGAAACCATTAAATCCAACCATTAACGTTGCGTCACTAACTGATGCTACCGATGGTACTAAAACAAACTATGATACTGACTACAGTACATACATTAAAACAGTTCGTACGCATGGTGCTGAAAAAGTAAACATGCAACAAATTGTAACACAACAAGACGGTTTAGCTAAAATTGGTCGTGACTTCGGCGAAACCCGCGCTCAAGACGAACACAATGCTATTCTATCTGTATTGAAAGGCGTTGCTGTTTCTGAATTGTTGAATGGCGCTGCTACTGGTTCAGGTGTAACTGGTCTTGGCGGTCAAACATTTACTAATGACCCTGCAGATAAAGCTTTTGGCTTCTATGCTGACTTAGGCGCAAACAAAATTGTAACTGGCAATGGTATTTCACCTGCTGGTGCTACTAACTATGCGTATCAAGGTGCTTCACGTGCTGAAGGCTTCTTGAATGCATTTGGTATGGCATTTAAAGATTATGAACCAGAGTGGGCATACTTAGTTGTGTCTCCTGAAACTTTGGCTTCATTCCGTAGTGCAAACTTCGTTGATGAAACAACTGTTGTTGATGGTAACATTAACTTTAATACAATTTTCAATGGCAAATTCCGTTTAATTACTACACGTGCTAACCAATCATTGTCATCTGCT